TACAATAACGAATTACAATCAGTAGAAGATTACGAAGTTACTGAGAGTGATAAAGAGCTAGTATCATTTGTAGTTGAACACTGTGACAAGTGGAGAGACTGGCGTGACACTAACTACGAAACTAAATGGGATGAATACGAAAGGATTTATTATGGTATCTGGGCTTCTGAGGATCGTACAAGAGACAGTGAGCGTAGTAAAATCATTAGTCCTGCAACTCGTCAAGCTGTTGATAACAGGGTTGCAGAAACTATGGAAGGCTTTGCAGGCTCTGGTAAGTTATTTGAAATCGTAGATGATGGACTAGATGAGAACAGAGGAGACGTAGAAATAATGCAGTCTCTTCTGATTGAAGATACACACAACAATGCATACATTAATAATGTTAGTTCTATTGTTAAGCTAGCAGAAATATATGGTACGGGTGTAGGTGAGGTTCTTGTTAAGACAGAGATGGAACGTATACCTACAACACAACAGATGCCTGGTGGAGAAATGGCTGCTGTTGGTGTTACTGAACAAGAAAAGGTTACAGTTAAAGTTAAACCTGTACATCCACGTAATCTGCTTATTGATCCTAATGCTGACTCTATTGAAGATTCATTAGGTGTAGCAGTAGAAGAGTACGTTAGTTTGTATCAAGTAGTTAAAGGTATTGAATCTGGTGTATATCGTAAGTGTGACATTGGTCCTGTATACGATAGCGATGATCTTGAGGTAGATAAAACAGAAGCTACTTCTTATCAAGATGATAAAGTCAAGATCATGCGTTACTATGGTCTTGTACCTAGAGAATACTTGGAGCAACTAGAAAGCGCAGGAGATGAGATTGTAGACTTGTTCCCTGATGATTCTGCTGCAGACAGAGTTACTGATTTGGTAGAAGCTATTATTGTTGTAGCTAATGACGTACATCTACTAAAAGCAGAACGCAGCCCTTACATGATGGAAGATAGACCTATCATTGCATATAGACCTGAGGTTCGTCCTGGACGCTTCTACGGCGTTGGAACGGTCGAGAAGGGGTACAATATGCAAAAGGCTATTGATGCCCAGCTACGGTCTCACATGGACTCTCTGGCGTTAACTACTGCGCCTATGATGGGTATTGATGCTACAAGATTGCCAAGAGGCATGAAGTTTGAAGTCAGACCTGGTAAAAACATACTGACTAACGGCAACCCTGCCGAAATTCTCCAACCATTTAAGTTCGGTACTACTGATGCTTCTAACTATGAAACAGCTAAAGGTTTTGAAGCAATGCTGCTACAAGCTACTGGCACACTAGACTCGTCAGAGTTGGTCAAGAGTGCAGCATCTACAGCAGGACAAAACAATGGTATGGGTATGTCACTAGCCATGTCTGCTATCGTCAAGAAAAACAAAGTGGCGATGGCTTCGTTTCAGGACGACTTCATCATACCAATGGTAAAGAAAGTTGCATATCGTTATATGCAGTTTGATCCTGATCGTTATCCAATGAAAGACTTTAAGTTTACTACAATGTCAAGCATTGGTGCTATTGCTAGAGAATACGAGCAACAGCAGTTGATTGGTTTGATGCAAACACTTGGACCAACATCACCTATTGTACCTGTACTACTAAGAAGTATTATTAGTACATCAGGACTGCTAAACAAAGAACAGCTAATGGCACAGCTAGATCAGATGTCACAGCCTGATCCACAGACACAGCAATTAGAACAACAAGCACAACAACTACAGATGGCTCTTGTACAAGCTCAAGCTAACGAGCTTAATGCTAGAGCGCAAGAGTCTGCTGCTGACGCACAGGAAGCACAGGCCAGAGCGCAGAAGCTATTAGTAGAAGCATCATTGCTTGATGATAAAGTTAAAGCTGATCTTGTTAGAAGTCTGACTGCTAATATTAACATGAAAGATAAGAATGAGTTTGACAAACGTGTTAAAGCAGCAGAAATGTTACTTAAAGAACGTGAGATAGAGTCAAATGAAAAGATAGTTAATCAGCAAATGAGACAAAATAATGCTTGACAAATAAGTTATTTTGTGGTATAATGCCTCTTAATGTAAATGATAATCATTCTCATTTATGCATTACAGTAACTTAATAAAGGACTCCGTATTGGACAAAGACCTTCAAGAGTATTACGAAGCAAGATTTGATATGATGGCTACTAAAGGATGGAAAGATTTAGTAGCTGACATTGAATTAATGATGGACGAAAGAAATAGTTTAATGGCTACTAAGAGCTTTGATGAACTAAACTTTCGTAAGGGACAGTTAGATGTCCTGCATTGGATCAGAACTCTTAAACAACTTTCGGAAGAAGCGTGGGAGCAACTGAACAATGACCAGAAGGATATTTGAATTTAGGTGTGAAGAAAATCACACCACTGAAAAGTATATTGATGAGGAGGTAAATGCTATTGAGTGTCCTGCTTGTCAGTGTATGTCTTTACGTATTATATCTAAACCACGTATAGCATTAGAAGGAGTGTCAGGAGACTTTCCAACTGCTGCAGATGCATGGGCTAGAAAACACGAAGAGGCAACAAGAGTCGCTGAGAAACGTAGAGGTTGAACGTCAGTGACATTTTTTAATTCCTAGAATCACAAACGTGACAGGAGATTGTATGGCTACATTTGAAGATCCGTTAGAAGAAGCTCTAAGTCTTGACATAGAGGAAGAAGAACAAACAGAAGAGCAGACTCAGCCTGAAGCTGAACAACCTGCAGAGCAACCTGAAGAGGAACTTCCTGAAAAGTATCGTAATAAGTCTATGGAAGACATTATTAAGATGCATCAAGAATCTGAAAAGTTAATTGGACGACAAGCTCAAGAAGTTGGTGAGGTCAGACGATTAGCAGATGAGTTAATCAAACAGCAAATCTCAACTAAAAAAGCCGTAGAACAACCTAAAGAAGAAGAACTTGATCCTCGTGATAATTATTTTGAAGATCCGGTAAGTGCAGTCAATGCTGCAGTAGATAAGCATCCTGCTATTCAACAAGCAAAGCAACAGGCTTTTGAATATAAACAACAACAGGTAACTCAAAAACTTAGACAAGAGTTTCCTAACTTTGATGAGATAGTTAATAACTCTAAGTTTTTTGATTGGATTAAAGCATCACCAGTTAGAACTAGATTATTTACTGAAGCTCACTCACAGTATGATTATGATTCTGCTGTAGAATTACTTTCTACATGGAATCAAATGAATCCTGTGTCAGAGCAAAGTAATAATACAGATGTTGTTAATGAATCAAAATTAGAAACGTCTAGGAATTTGAAAGCTGCTACAGTAGACACTGGTTCACCTGCTCCATCATCAAGAAAAATTTATCGACGGGCTGATCTTATTAATTTACGTTTACGTGATCCCGCACGTTACGATGCTATGTCAGATGAAATTATGGCTGCATACGCTGAAGGACGTGTCAAATAGAAAGGAAATAAAAAATGGCACTAGGTACTAACCATGTGACCAAGACTACTGCGGATAAATTTATCCCAGAGATTTGGTCCGACGAAATCATCGCAGCATATAAGGCTAATCTTGTTGCTGCAAACTTGTTCTCTAAAATGTCTTTCAAAGGTAAGAAAGGCGATACGCTTCACATTCCGAAGCCTACTCGTGGTTCTGCATCTGCGAAGGCAGCTTCTACTCAGGTAACGCTTATTGCTGCAACTGAGTCAGAGCAGCAGGTTCTTATCAACAAGCACTACGAGTATTCACGTTTGATCGAGGATATCGTAGAGACACAAGCACTAGCTTCTCTGCGTAAGTTCTACACGGACGATGCTGGTTACGCTTTGGCTACTCAGGTTGATACAGACCTTGTTCAGCTTGGTCGTGGAGTTAACGGTGCTACTGTTGGTACTAATGACTACGCTACTGCTGCTACATCAACTAACGCCTTCATCGGTTCTACTGGTGCTACGGTTTACAACTCTTCATCTTCAAATGCTGCTGCACTTGGTGATGCTGGTATCCGTAGATCAATCCAGAGACTTGATGACAATGACGTTCCTATGTCAGATCGTTTCTTGATTGTTCCTCCTACAACTCGTAACACATTGATGGGTCTTGCACGATTCACTGAGCAAGCCTTCACTGGTGAAGTTGCTAACGGAAACACAATCCGTAACGGTCAGATTGGTGACGTTTATGGCGTTAAGGTTTATGTATCTACTAATGCTGATACTGGTGCAGGTAACTCTGCAACTGACCGTATCTGTCTCATGGCTCACAAAGATGCTTTTGTCCTTGCTGAGCAAATGGGCGTACGTTCACAGACCCAGTACAAGCAAGAGTACCTCGGTACGTTGTTCACGTCAGATATGCTTTACGGTGTAGCTGAGCTTCGTGACAGCAGTGCTGTTGCTCTAGCTGTTCCAGCTTAATAGCTGGTTTGTAATAACTCCCCAGGCTCACAAGGCTTGGGGAGATTTTTATAAGGAAACACTATGTGGTCTAAACCTGAATACACAGAGTTACGTTTTGGTTTTGAAGTAACAATGTACATCGCTAATAAGTAAGGAAGTAACATGGCTATTTGGAGAGGAACGGGTGGACCAGGGGATGCAACTACTGATGCAGCTAGTGAGGCTTCGGCTGCTGCTAACTCTGCAACAAGTGCTGCAAATTCTGCATCTGCTGCTGCCTCTTCAGCTAGTTCAGCAGCTAGTGATGCAACATCTGCATCTACATCTGCAGCCAATTCAGAAACTGCAAAGAACGCTGCTGTAACAGCAAGAGACGCTGCACAAACGGCTCAAACTGCTGCTGAGACAGCTAAGACAGATGCTCAGACAGCACAGACTGCTTCTGAAGCTGCACAATCGTATGCAGAAGAATGGGCAACTAAAGCTGAAGATACGTTAGTTAGTACACCTGCTGGTGGTAATGGAGTTGATGATTACTCCTCCATGCACCATGCTATTAAGGCTGCTGCGTCTGCTAGTTCTGCATCTAGTTCAGCAAGCTCTGCATCTAGTTCAGCATCTACGGCTACAACCAAAGCTAGTGAAGCATCAACATCTGCAGCTAATGCTGCTACTTCAGAAAGTAACGCAGCTACTTCAGAGACTAACGCTGCTGCTTCTTATGATGCGTTTGATGATAGATACCTAGGAGCTAAATCATCTGCTCCTACACTTGACAATGATGGTGATGCTCTTTTAACTGGTGCTTTGTATTGGGATACAGGAGTAAATCAGTTATACATCTGGGACGGTTCAAACTGGAATGAAGCAGCTTTCTCTGTTACTGGTTCTGTTACATCATTTAATACACGAACAGGTGCTGTTACATTAAATTCTACAGACGTTAATACTGCATTAGGTTCTGATGCTGTACTTGATTCAGATATTGGAACTACAGTACAAGCATACAATTCTAATCTGACTGGTATTAACCAAGGGTTAGCTACTACAGACAGTCCTTCATTCGTTAATATTACAGTATCTGGTACTGTAGACGGTAGAGATGTAGCTGCTGATGGTACTAAACTAGATGGTATTGAGTCTGGTGCAACTGCGGATCAGACAGGTGCTGAGATTAAAGCTGCCTATGAGTTAGAGGCTAACGCATTTACAGACGCTCAGTTTACTAAATTAGCTGGTATTGAAACAGGTGCTACAGCAGATCAGACTGCTGGTGAGATCAAGACTGCTTACGAGAGTAACGCAGATACTAATGCGTTTACTGACGCAGAACAAACAAAGCTATCTGGTATTGAAACAGGTGCTGATGTAACAGACGTAGATAACGTTACTGCTGCTGGTGCATTGATGGACAGTGAGGTAACTAACCTTGCTGAGGTTAAAGCATTTAGTTCAGCAGACTATGCTACTGCTGCTCAGGGTACGTTAGCAGACAGTGCGTTGCAACCTGGTGACATTGGATCAACGGTACAAGGCTATGACGCAGACACAGCTAAGACAGACACAGCACAAACATTTACTGCATCTCAGAGAGGTACAGTCACATCTGATAACGATCTATCATTTGATTTATCAGCAACTAACAACTTTAGTTGTACTCCTACAGCAGGTGGCACATTAACGTTTACTAATCATACTGCTGGTCAGAGTGGTTTCATACTGCTTGACAACTCTAGTGGCTATGCAATTACTGCTGCTGCTACAACCAAGATTAATGCAACAGACTTGACAACTATCTCAACTGCTGGTGTTTATGTGTTGAGTTATTTTGACAATGGAACTAATGCTTACATCATGGTTAGCAGGAGCTTTGCATGAGTGTATTACCTGTTGGTATTGCTGCTTCTGGGGATGAAGGCTACACAATAGATAACAGTCTACGGTTTCGTAGTGCTGTTTCTGCTTATTTAAGTAGGACATTTAGTACGCCTACTAACAATAAGATTTGGACTTTAAGTTTATGGGTAAAAAAAGGTATTTTAACTACCGATAGTTATTTGGTCGTAGCAAACACTGCAAGTGCCTTTGAGTTTATTAAGTTAAACAATAGTGCAGCTGATAATTTTGAGTATGCTTATTGGAACGGTTCTTCATACTCATATCAAATAAGATCAACATTAGTTTTGCGAGATCCTTCAGCTTGGTATCACGTTGTTATGAGTGTAGATACAACTCAAGCAACAGCAGCAAACAGAGTCAAAGTATATATTAACAACGAACAAATTACTTCATTTTCTATTACTTCTTATCCTGCGCAAAACACTAACACTAAATTCAATTCAGCTGTTGCAGCAAGAATTGGTTCTGCGTTTGGTTCTAATTATTTTGACGGCTACCTAACAGAGATCAACTTCGTAGACGGTCAAGCATTAACAGCAGATGACTTTGGTGAAACTGATGCAACCACTGGAGTCTGGAAACCTAAAGCCTACTCAGGCACATACGGCACTAACGGTTTTTATTTAGAAAACGGTAGAGGTACAGATCAGTCTGGTAACAGTAATAACTGGACTGAAAACAATTTTAATACTTCTACTTCAAGTGCAACAACGTATGACGTTATGACTGATGTGCCTACTCTGACTGATGAGAATACGGCTAACTACTGTACTTTGAATCCTTTATGGATAGGAAGCGGTATTACTACGTCAAATGCAAATTTGACTGCAACGGCATCAACAAGCGCAAACTCTTTGGCTTTGGGGACTATTGCTGTTTCATCAGGTAAATGGTATTGGGAATCCACTGTTGTATCTGGTACATCTATGTGGGCATCTGGTATTGCAAGTACATCTATCGCAACGCCTAATTACTCAAGTTTATCTGCGGGTAATTCATACGCTTGGAATAACTCATCAACTTCATATAACGGACAAACAGGAACAACTTATGGTGCAACTTACACAACAGGAGATGTGATTGGTGTTGCGCTAGATTTAGATGCAGGAACAATTACGTTTTACAAAAATAATACAAGTCAAGGAGTTGCTTATACAGGGATAAGTGGAACTTTTACTCCTATGGTTTTGCTTAATACTAGTGCAATTAACATCAACTTCGGTCAACGACCATTTGCTTACACTCCCCCAACTGGCTTTAAGAAGTTAAACACTTACAACTTGCCTGACTCAACTATTGAGGATGGGTCTAAGTATTTTGATACGCTAACATACACAGGTACAGGCTCACTTACGACTCGAACTGGTTTAGATTTAGCATCTCCTGTTGATTTAGTATGGATTAAAAGTAGGTCTGCGGCAACTAACCATGTGTTAGAAGATAGTGTCCGTGGCACAGGATATGTATTTGATGAGGGAACAAACTCAACAGATTTTGAAGGTCCAACTGGTGGTGGATGGATTCAAAACTTTTCTACTTCTGGTTTTTCAACTGATGTAAACACACCTATTAACACTAATGGAGCAACTTACGTTTCATGGAACTGGGTAGCCAACGGTTCTGGAGTTAGTAATACAGTAGGTGATATACCCTCAACAGTTTCTGCTAACACTACATCTGGATTTTCAATCGTTTCATTTAACGCTGGAGCAGCAGGAAATCACACAGTAGGTCACGGGTTAGGGGTTAGTCCAAACTTAATCATAATGAAAGACCGTGATAGCACTGGTTACGGAAACTGGCTTGTGTTTCATTCAGATGTTTGTACTTCAACAAGCAACTATCTGCTACTGAATGGTACGGGTGCTTTAGGAAGTGTTGCAAACAGTTGGGGTTCTGCGTTACCTACAAGCACAGTATTTGGATATGGCAGTAATGTGAATGTTGGAGCTAACGATAACATCATAGCCTACTGCTTTGCCTCAACAGAAGGCTTCTCAAAGTTTGGTAGCTACACAGGTAACGGTTCTGCTGATGGTCCATTTATCTACACAGGCTTTAGACCTGCTTGGTTGTTAGTAAAACGCTCAGACGCTGCTTACTTTTGGTACATACATGATGCAAAAAGAAATACTTATAACGTTTTAAATAAAGAACTGTATCCAAATTCAAGCTCTGCTGAGGTAACAGCAACAAGATTAGATTTTACTTCTAATGGTTTTAAAGTTAGAGGAACACAAGTATCTCAAAACGCATCAGGCGGTACTTACATTTACGCAGCATTTGCTGAAAATCCTTTTAAGAACGCACTAGCGAGGTAACTATGTATTATCAAAATGACAAGCCATTAAGAATAGGTAAAGCGTTTACCTACATGGATATTCAGTATCCATCTAACTGGCTTCAACTTTCAACAGAGGCAGAGAGAGCAGCTATTAACATTGTATGGGTTAATGATCCACCAAGAGCA